AGCCCACCAAGGGCGAAGACTTTGGGGATAACCTCGCTGAGTTCATGGACGAGGGCGAGTTGACTACCCTCGCAGGTGACCTGCTGGCACTGGTGGATGCCGATATCAACTCCCGTAAGGACTGGGTTGACGCTTATGTGAAAGGCCTTGAGGTCTTGGGTATGAAGTACGACGAGCGTACAGAGCCTTGGAGTGGAGCGTGTGGCGTTTATTCCACAGTGCTGACAGAAGCAGCTATCCGGTTCCAAGCGGAGATGGTTACCGAGACGTTCCCCGCTGCAGGCCCGGTCAAGACTTCCATCGTGGGGGCCTCGACCAAGGATACGGAAGCGGCAGCCGCCCGGGTTCAGGAGGACATGAACTACCAGATTCTGGAGAAGATGCCTGAGTATCGGCCAGAGCATGAGCGCATGCTGTTTAACCTCGGCCTGTCGGGTTCTGCCTTCAAGAAGGTGTACAACGACCCCTCACTGCGTAGGCAAGTGGCTCTGTTCGTACCCGCAGAAGATGTGATTATTCCTTATGGCGCGTCGAGTTCGCAGACTGCAGAGCGGGTTACGCATGTCATGCGCAAGACTGAGAACGAGGTTCGCAAGCTGCAGGTAGCGGGGTTCTACCGGGATATTGAGCTTGGTGATCCAGTACATATCACTACGGACGTTGAGAAGAAGAAAGCCGAAGAGCAGGGTTACAGTGTCACGGACGACGACCGGTTCCAGTTGCTTGAGATTCACGTAGACTGGGATATGCCCGGGTACGAGGATGAGGACGGCATTGCATTGCCGTACGTGGTGACTATTGAGCGCGGCACCAGCGAAGTGCTGGCTATTCGCAGGAATTGGGAAGAAGACGATGTAACCAAGCTGAAACGTCAACACTTCGTACAGTACACCTACATCCCCGGCTTCGGCGCTTATGGCTTCGGACTGGTTAACCTGATCGGCGGCTACGCCCGCGCAGGCACTTCCCTGATCCGTCAGTTGATTGACGCAGGTTCGCTGGCTAACTTGCCGGGCGGCCTGAAGGCTCGTGGCTTGCGCATCAAGGGCGACGACACTCCCATCGCTCCGGGCGAGTTCCGTGACGTGGATGTGGCTTCTGGGACCGTGCGTGACAACATCATGCCGCTGCCGTACAAGGAGCCTAGCCAGACTCTGCTGGCCTTGTTGAACCAGATTACCGACGAAGCCCGCCGCTTGGGCGCTATCAGTGATATGAAGATCGCTGACATGTCGGGCAACGCCCCGGTAGGTACAACGCTGGCGCTGTTGGAGCGCACGCTGAAGACCATGAGTGCTGTGCAGGCTCGGGTTCATGCGTCCATGAAGCAAGAGTTCAAGCTGCTGGCCGCGATCATTGGAGACAACGCTCCTGATGAGTATGAATACGACCCTGCTAAAGGCGACCGTAAAGCCAAGCGCGGCGACTACTCTATGGTGGAGGTTATCCCCGTCAGCGACCCCAACAGCACCACAATGGCGCAGCGGATCATGCAGTACCAAGCGGCTATTCAGTTGGCCCAAGGCGCTCCGCAGATTTACGACTTGCCCCAGTTGCACCGTCAGATGCTTGAAGTATTGGGTATCAAGAACGTTGAGAAGCTTGTGCCGGTTGACGATGACTTGAAGCCACGGGACCCGATCAGTGAGAACATGGCGTTCCTTAATGGTAAGCCAGTCAAGGCGTTCATCTACCAAGATCACGACGCGCATATCGCTGTGCATACAACGTTTATGAAAGACCCCATGATTGGGCAGACGATGGGCCAGAACCCAATGGCGCAGCAGATGATGGCGGCGACGATGGCGCATATCTCTGAGCACTTGGCCTTCGCATACCGCCGCAAGATCGAGGAGCAGATGGGCGTTACGATGCCCGCACCTGACTCAGAGTTGCCGGAAGACGTGGAAGTTCAACTGGCCCGCCTGACGGCCCAAGCCGCGACGCAACTACTGCAACTGAATATGGCACAGGCTCAACAGGCACAGGCCCAACAGGCGGCACAAGACCCGATGATGCAACTCCAACAAGCCGAATTGCAACTCAAAGGCAAGGAAGTTGAGCTTAAGGGCCAGAAGATTCAGGGTGACCTGCAGATCAAGCAAGCGGAACTGCAACTCAAAGCGCAGGAAATGGCTAGCAAGCAGGGCGAGGACCCGGCGCTGGCCCAACAACGCCATGCTCAGACCATGCAGCAGACCCAGCAAGCCCACGAGCAACAGCTTACACATGCGCAGCAGGCGCAGCAACAGAAGATGGCCGCAGCAGTTCAGGCCAACCAACTCAAGCAGCAGCTAGCGGCACAGAAAGCTAGGACACCAACATGACTGAACTAGAAGTTTTGGAGAAGAAATTTAAGGCCCATGTGGAGTACATGGCGGACTCCCTTGCAAAGGGGAGTTGTAAAGACTTTGGGGAGTACCAAAGAATGTGCGGGGTTATCTACGGTCTTGGCCTCGCACTTACCGATCTACAAGACCTGCGTAAGAAAATGGAGCGATATGAAGCCGAATGAATTTCTAGTAAGCCACACGGCAGACCCTAAAGGGCCGGTGTCTATATTGGCGGAAAACAATGAAGCCAAAGCCAAACAGATTCCTGACCCCGTTACATACCATATTCTGTGTATGCTTCCGGAGGCAAAGGAAGAGTATGAAGGCGGGATTTTAAAATCAGATCAAGCTAGACACCACGAAGAGTTGTTGTCCCCAGTACTGTTTGTAGCAAAACTCGGCCCTGACGCCTTTAAAGATGAAAAACGTTTTCCCTCCGGACCCTCTTGCGCAGTGGGTGACTTTATTCTTGTACGCCCTAACACGGGCACTCGCATGAAGATTCACGGCACCGAGTGGCGCCTCATCAACGACGACTCTGTAGAAGCAGTTGTTCAGGACCCCCGCGGTATTCAGCGCCCTTAAGGAGATATTATGAATAACATTACATCCCCCCGTACTGATGATGCCGGGATCGAGCAGGAGATCATCGCCAAGGGCTTGACCGCCCCGCGCGTGACGCCTGCGGATATCGAGGCGAACATCGCCAGTGAGCATTACTTTACGGCCTACGACGGACGTTACGGAGCGTTGGCTAACGGCTCCTACGTCGGGCGGGAAGTGCCCAAGGTGAACGACGATGACCTCGTGGCGCTTGAATTGCTGACCTTCTGCGTCCTCACTTTGCGCAATGGCTTCACCGTGACCGGCGAGTCAGCCTGCGCCTCCCCTGAGAACTTCGATGCCGAGATGGGCCGCAAGATTGCCCGCGCCAATGCGGTACAGAAGATTTGGCCACTGATGGGATATGTGCTGAAACAGAAACTAGAGGAGAATAGATCGTGATCGAAAAAACTGAATTTGAATTCCCCGACGAAGTTGAATCCGTCAAACCCCGAGTTGGCGGTCGTGTAGTAACTCCTGAGCCTGAGCCAGAAGTTGAGATTGTTGACGATACTCCTGAGAAGGACCGTAATCGTAAGCCTATGGCCGAAGCGCCGGTAGACCCTACCGACGAGGAGCTAGACAGTTATTCTGATAGCGCCAAGAAGCGCATCAAGCACTTTACCAAGGGCTACCACGAAGAGCGTCGGGCTAAAGAGTCCGCCCTGCGTGAGCGCGAGGAGGCGGTGCGTATTGCACAGACTATTGCGGAAGAGAACCGGCAGCTTAAGGGCTCCCTTAACCAAGGGCAGACCGCCTTATTGGAGCAGGCCAAGAAAGTAGTAGCCAACGAGTTGGACGCCGCCAAGCGAGCCTACAAGACTGCATATGAGGCCGGGGATTCTGATGCACTTGTAGACGCGCAAGAAAGCATGACTGCAGCGAAGTTAAAAGCGGAGCGAGTTAATAATTTTCGGCCTACCCCTGTACAAGCCGAAACTCCTGTGGTACAACCCAATCAATTCGTTGTCAATCCTCCTGAAGATAGGAAAGCAGTAGAATGGCAGCGAGAGAATAGTTGGTTTGGGTCTGATGATGAAATGACTAGCTTTGCGCTTGGTTTGCACAACAAACTAATCAAAGACGGTATTGATCCGCAGTCCGATACCTATTATGATCGCGTTAATTCTCGTGTACGACAAGTGTTCCCAGACAAGTTCGAGTCAGAAGGAACCGCTGATGCTCCATCTCAGCGTACACAAAAAAAGAACGTAGTGGCACCCGCAACCCGAAGTACTGCTCCCCGAAAGGTCGTACTAACGCAAACGCAAGTGTCTATCGCCAAAAGGCTTGGAGTTCCCTTGGAACTGTATGCCCGTAAGGTTGCTGACGAAATGAGGAAATGATTATGGCTGAAACTATTAGACAACCACGCGATCTGGAAACCCGAGCGAAAATGGAGCGCCCCACAAAATGGATGCCGCCCCAGCTACTGCCTGACCCTAACCCGGAACCCGGCTTTGCATTTCGTTGGATTCGGATCAGTACGTTGAATAATTCCGATCCGCTTAACGTCTCTTCAAAACTTCGTGAAGGTTGGGAACCTGTAAAGGCTTCAGATCATCCTGAAATTAGACTTATGTCTGGGCAATCTTCTCGATTCCCTGATTCGGTTGAAATTGGCGGTTTGTTGCTGTGCAAAACACCCGTGGAGTTTGTGGAACAACGCGATGCGTACTACCGCCAACAAGCGGACGCTCAAATGAATTCCGTAGATAACACTTATATGCGTGAAAATGACCCACGGATGCCTATGTTCAAAGAACGTAAGTCCCAAGTCACTTTCGGTAAAGGTACTTAATTTAGGAGTCTAAGATGGCTTACCCCACCGTTGATGCCCCCTACGGGCTAAAGCCGGTCAATCTGATCGGCGGTCAAGTTTTTGCGGGTTCTACCCGTGAGTACCCAATTCAGTATGGCTACGCCACTGATATTGGTTATGGCGATTTTGTTGCGTTGAACCGCGGCAATACCGTACGTTTATCGGTCACCGCTGCAGGCGCAAGTGGTCTGGTCGGTGTGTTCCTCGGTTGTTCGTACACGAACCCCCAGACCAAGCAGAAGTTCTTCTCGCAGTACTGGCCGGCAGGTACGTTGGCGGGTGACGCAGTAGCTATTGTTACTGATGATCCTGACACCGTGTTCAAAGGCGTTGTTTGTTCGGCTACTACCGTTATTGGCTCCGCTAATAGCGCACTGGTCGGCCAAAACATTCAGATGATTAACAACGCTGTTAATCTGAACAACGGCAACTCCACGAACGCTATTGCCGCTATTACCGGCGCAGGCGCTCCCGCTATCACAGGTACTTTCCCCCTGCGGGTTTTGGACGTGGTTCGTGAGACCTCCACTTCCGTATCGGCAGTTGGCTCATCTTCCGGCACTGCAATTACGCTGACAGGCACTGGCCTTCCAAGCGCGATTCTGGCGGGCTCTGATGTAGCTTACATTGCGGCTAATGGTCAGTTGGTAGAGACTGGTTCGTACGTGCAAGCCAATACGGCTGCAGGTGCTACTACGGTCAACATTAACTTGGCAATCGCCGTTCCCGGCAGCATCGTCGCAATCCCAGCAGGCTCAACCATTGTATTTACTCAGTACTCAGAGATTTTGGTGAAAATCAATCACTCTCAGCACCAGTATTACATTGGCGCAGCAGTTGCTTAATAAGGAGCTAAATCATGGCTATTTCACGCGCACAACTACTTAAAGAACTGCTCCCCGGTCTGAACGCCTTGTTCGGTCTGGAATATGCGAAGTACGGCGAAGAGCACAAGGAAATCTACGAGGTTGAGTCCTCAGAGCGTTCCTTTGAAGAAGAGACCAAGCTCTCTGGCTTCTCCGCCGCTCCAGTGAAGAACGAGGGTTCTGCCATTGCTTATGACAATGCGCAGGAAGCTTGGACCGCACGATACAACCACGAAACCATCGCAATGGGCTTCAGTATCACTGAAGAGGCAGTTGAGGACAATCTGTACGATAGTCTCTCAGCCCGCTACACCAAGGCTCTGGCCCGTGGCATGGCATACACAAAGCAAGTAAAGGCTGCAACGGTCTTGAACAATGCGTTTAGCTCCGCAGTCACTTACGGTGACGGCGTGTCTTTGTGTTCTACAGCGCACCCACTGGTCTCCGGTGGCACCAACAGCAATCGTCCTTCAGTCGCCGCCGACTTGAACGAAACCTCTTTGGAAAATGCCGTGATCCAGATCGCTGCATGGACTGATGAGCGTGGCTTGCTGATCGCTGCTAAGCCGAAGAAGCTGGTCGTTCCCCCTGCTTTGATGTTCGTGGCGACTCGTTTGCTCGAAACTGAGCAGCGCGTTGGTACTGCCGACAACGATATCAACGCCTTGAAGAACAATGGTTCTATCCCCGGTGGTTACACCGTGAACCACTTCTTGACTGATACAAACGGCTGGTTCCTGTTGACGGACGTCCCCAACGGTCTGAAGCACTTTGTGCGCTCGCCATTGCAGAATTCTATGGATGGTGACTTCGATACGGGGAACGTACGCTACAAGGCGCGCGAGCGGTACAGCTTCGGGGTCAGTGACCCTCTCGGCCTGTATGGCAGTCCGGGTTCGTCTTAAGCTAAGCCGCATCTAGCATAGCTAGGGCGCTATAGAAAAGGGAGCTTCGGCTCCCTTTTTCGTTGTCTGTTGACAATAAAGTACACGTCGTGTGCATTAGAGCCTTACAAACTTTATACCGGAGATACCAAATGAAATCGCCTGTCTTATACAAATAAAGGGCCCCATGCGGGGCTGCAGTTCAAATACCTTGCACCCACCCCCGCTTCCTGATATATTGCAGGTACTCCGGGAAACCCGGTACATCAAACAGTCCCGGCTGACTGACATGCAAGATTGATGTACTCCAAACGCATGTAAGGAAAGATCATGTCTTTTTCAACTTTTTCGGGCCCCCTGCGCTCTGGCACTGTCAAAGAGAACGCGGGCCGCAATACCGGCCTAGTTATGCTTTCGCAGTCGTACGACTCAGGCAATATCACTGGCTCAGTAATCGGCAACTACGATGTGGTTGCGTTTACCCTCCCCCAAGGTTCGCAGATCGCCAACATTTTGGTGGACCAAGTTGTCGCGGCTACGGGCGGCACTACAACCATCTCTGTGGGAACCGCGTCTGGAGGCGCTCAGTTGATGGCGGCTGTAGCCACAACGGCTGGCGGGCGTTTTCAGGGTGTTACTACTGCGGCTACCCAACTGGCGTGGCAAACCTCCACCACGGCAGATACTACGGTGTACATCCGTAATGTCGTTGGCACAGGCACCCTTACTGCGGGCCGGTTTATCGTAACGTTGGTGTACGTACAACGGGCACCGGACGGTTCGCAATTCCCGGCTTCTGCTTAATAAGGTTTGGGGCTTTGGCCCCTTTTTAGTTTAGGAGAAAAGCATGGGTGGATTTGCACCGTTATACAGTACTGAGACCGGTCGGGCCTCGGCGTGGAAGTCAACAGGGGACGCGGCCCACGTAGTCTCTGCCAATATTACCGGGAAATTTCGGGAGTCGTTTGAGGCCTACACTCCGGGTGTTGTATGGGACGAGACAAAGGCTACGGGCGATATGGTGTATGTGGACGGCAACGCTGCCGCAGCATCGTACTTGGTCATTAGTAAGTCACCGCTTTACGCAGGGACCGAGACCACAATCACAAGCCTAACCACATCCCCAATGCCCGTAGAGATTTCGGTGGGCATGTCCATGTCGCAGCGCACCCTAGGGCAAGAGTTTGCTTCGGAGCTTATCGCTACCGGGGCCATGTTGGCGGATATACCGGACCTTGACATTTCCAGCATTAGTCAAGCTACTACCATACTGACGGTGGATACGGTGCTCCCGCACGGTTTGAGTGTTGGAAGGGCCATTGGCATTGCGGGCTGCTCTAACCCACTGGCAAACTATCCGGCTCTTGTGGTAGCGACTATCCCTAGCCCTACCCAATTCACCTGCACAGCGGGGCCAGCCGGAACTATTGTTTCGCAGACTATTACGGATCCTGTGGGTGCTAAGGGTATGGTTTTCACCCGTGCCCGCCTTGGGCAGGCTGAAGATGGCACGTCCCTGATTTTTGAACAGCCCACGGTTACTCAAGCAAGTGCGTACAGCAGATCAGAAGCCGGAGACGCATACCCTTCGGGCACAGTCGCAGGGAATCACTCTCTGACCGTTGGAACCTCCGCTGCAATTCAGCTAGTGGCCTCCGCGTACACCTACGCATTCGGACCGAGCACCGAATACAAGCTGACCCTACAGGCTGATCGCCTACAGTGGTCTGATGTCGGGGTTGATGCAATTGCGGGCACGACCAACCGACTGGCACGTACGAGCGTGATACCCGCGCCAAGCAAGACGTACCAACTGCGTTTTCGGGCGACCAACAACGACTCTCTGACGGTACCTAATGCACAGATCATTTCAGCAGTCAAAACCGGCACGACAACGGCGACGATAACCACAGATCGGGATCACGGATTGGCCTTGGCGGACCCAGTTGTCGTCTATGGAATACGTGACCAAGCCGCTACAGCATTTCCTAATTTGGTTACTGCAACTGCTGTTGCATCTATCGTCAGCCCGACATCTTTCACAATTGTGATTGGTACGGCGGCGACCGTGACCAGTTATGGCGGGTACGTGGCTCGTGTTAACGGGGGCAATCTAATGTCCGCTTTGGGGGCGGTCGGCCAAGCGGCCAATGCTGCGGTACTTTCTACGCTGGCTGACGGAACCCGGCAACTGGTATTGACAGGAAGCGCCGCCTGGACAGCTCCCGCGATCATCTCCGGCGATACGTTGGAACTGGTCGGATGCCGCAATAATGTGGATGGGGCAACACTGGGTATCGACGGGGCTTGGAAGGTTGCAAACGCAGCTACCACGGCACTAACTTTGGTCCTGCCCTACGCGAATAGCATGACGCTTCCGGCTGATTTTGCAGTGACGGATTGTGGTGGCGGGTTGATTAAGCGCACTGAGTTGCGCATTAGCTATGTGCGTATTTTTGACTACGCGCGCGAACGTGTTGAGTTGCTGACCCGACCCACTAACGACGTGCAAGGGTCTGTGCCAGTGCAGGTTACAGGGGGCAGTATTGCCGTAGCGTCAGGTACTATCAATACGGTTACTACGGTCACGGCCGTTACCACTGCCGGTACACCACTCGCACCAGCAACTCCGTACTTTGTAAACAGCTTGGCATCAACCAACGGAGCCTTGATTCTCACGGGTACCAGCGGCTTGCAAGCTCTTTATGCAACCAACATTGGTGCTACCGCAGCGTTTGTGAAGCTCTACAACAAGGCCACTGCACCAACGGTTGGTACGGATGTGCCAGAAATGGTTATCCCAGTCCCCGCAGCGGTAGCAGGTGTCCCGGGGGTTGTGCAGATCATTCCCGGTTTTAACGGCTATCGGTTTGCGCTCGGGCTGGGTATTGCGATCACTGGCGCTGTGGCTGACGCAGATACCACAGCAGTGGCTGCGGGTCAGGTCAAAGTCAAGCTTTCACGCACCGTTTAAGAGGTATATCATGGGACTCACTGAACTTATCGCCATTCTGAATAATCGGTTGGCGTATCTAACTTCGCAACGCACGGAAGCGTTTTCTCGAGGAGATATCACTATGCTGGCTTTGCTGGATGCCGATATCGACAAAACCACGGGTACGCTGCGCGTACTCCAGCAGGCAGCGTAGCATGGCTAAAAATCCATCATTGGCAGTGGGGCGCGGGGAGAAACTCCCCGTATCCAAAGGTGCTGGGTTAACCGCCAAAGGTAGGGCTAAATACAATAAAGCTACCGGGTCTAACCTTAAGGCCCCCCAGCCGCAAGGCGGGGCTCGGAAAGATTCATTTTGCGCGAGAATGGCACCTATCGCAGAAAAATCGAAAGAAGGTAGTCGTGCTAGAGCGTCAATGCAAAGATGGAAATGTTGAAATGTCTGAAGCACGTAATTGGACTGACCGTAGCGACGAACTCAGTATGGTTCGCCAAATGCTGAACATGGCTGAGGCACGTACTGGACCTGACCGTAGGTCTGAAATTGATATGGTTCGTGAAATCGCTACACACGCCTCTGATATCCGGCATATCCAAGAAGATATGGATAAGATGTTGGAAGGCATGAAGAGTATGCAGAAGAGCCTTGCTGACATTAATGTCACACTGTCGGAAGCTAAAGGCGGGTGGCGGGTACTGTTGATTATTGGGGGGGCTGCTGGTACAGTAGGTGCCGGGGCGATGCACCTCATCAACTGGTGGAATAAGTAGTGCCTTCTTCGACTATAAAGCAACATAATTTAATGGCGGCAATCGCCAAGAATCCTGCCTTTGCGAAGAAGGCCGGGGTCCCCCAGTCCGTAGGGGCTGATTTTATCAAGGCCGATACAGGTCGTAAATTTGCAAAAGGTGGTGAGACTATGGCTACAAAGAAAGCAATGCCCAAGGGCTTGTTCGGCGGCAAGGAATCCATGAAGGAAGAGTTGGCGGAAGCCAAAGCTATCAAGGCCGGTAAGATTACCCCCATGCAGTATGCCAAGGGTGAGAAGTCCGAAAAGACTCGTAAGATGGCTAAAGGCGGTTCTGTTAGTGCTTCCAAACGGGCTGATGGTTGCGCCACCAAGGGCAAGACCCGTGGCATTTTTATCTAGGAGGTTATATGGCCCAAAATCCAAATATTGACGACGCCACTCGCGCCCGAGCAATGCGATATGTCTCCGCAGGCCCTGCTGGTAAACCCCGCACGGTTAGCAAGAAAGAGCTAGAGGCTTCTGGGTTGAGCCTCCGGGACTTTTTAAACCGGGAACGGGGTTTGACCCGCCGCAAAGAAGCAGACCCTACTCTTGGGGAAGCCCGGGATAAAGCAGCGCAAGAAGCTGCGGATAGGGTTGACCCGGGCGATGATGGCGGGCTCTCAGTGGTTCGTCGCCAAGATGCAGAAGCTGCCCGGAACGCTAAGAATATGTCCGCTTACAAACCTAGGCGCGTAGCGGCCCCCCCAGAAGAGCTTAGCGACATGACCTACAAGCGTGGCGGGGCTGTTAAAAAGTACGCTAAAGGCGGTTCTGTCAGTGCCTCTAGTCGTGGCGATGGCTGCGCCACCAAGGGCAAGACCCGGGGCAAAATGCTGTGAGACCTAGCCGCGGAATGGGGGCTATGCTCTCTTCCAAAATGCCTAAGGCAAAGCGAACGAAGCGCCGGGACGATACCGACTTTGAGACCTTTGCCGAAGGCGGCACTGTGGGGCTGTGGGACAACATCAACGCCAAGCGAAAGCGCGGGGCCAAGATGCGCAAGCCCGGGTCTCCCGGTGCTCCGACTGACAAAGCATTTAAAGATTCGGCCAAATAATGACTACATCTGGAACCACTAACTTCAATCTGGACCTCACCGACATTGTTGAGGAGGCCTTTGAACGCTGTGGTGCAGAGATGCGTACAGGTTACGATCTTCGTACTGCAAGGCGTAGTCTTAATCTGCTATTTGCTTCTTGGGCTAATCAGGGTATCAACCTCTGGACTGTAGAGCAAGGGTCGATCCCTCTTGTAGCAGGCACGGCTACGTACGATCTGCCGGATAATACTGTGGACTTGATGGAGCATGTTATCCGTACAGGTGCAGGGAGCGCCTCTACGCAGGCTGATCTGACGATTACGCGCATTAGCGTATCCACCTATGCCACACTGCCTAACAAGCTGACTCAGGCGCGTCCTATTCAGGTCTACATTAACAGGCAAGCCCCTACCCCCACGATAACCGTGTGGCCGGTCCCCGATGCAGCGCAGACCTATACCTTCGTGTACTGGCGACTCAAGCGTATTCAGGATGCTGGAAGTGGTAGCAATACGATGGCGGTGCCGTTCCGGTTCCTCCCCTGCATGGTAGCGGGGCTGGCGTATTACCTGTCCATGAAAGTCCCCGGGGCGATAGACCGTATGCAGGCCTTAAAAGAGCAGTATGATGCGGCATGGGATTTAGCTTCGTCCGAAGATAGGGACCGCTCCGCAGTCCGGTTCGTCCCACGCCAGATGTTTCTTGGCTAGCCATGGCAAATAGATTCGCCAATGGTAAACGGGCTATCTCGGAATGCGATAGGTGCGGATTCCGCTTTAAACTCAAGCTGCTCAAAAAAGAAGTAGTAAAGACCAAACAGATTAGCTTGCTGGTCTGCCCTACCTGCTGGACCCCCGATCAGCCGCAACTGCAATTGGGTATGTACCCAGTGTCGGACCCACAGGGACTTCGAGAGCCCCGACCAGACCGCAGCTACAACACCTCCGGGATACTTGCAAATGGCTCCTACGGCGGGGGCAGCCGGGTATTTCAGTGGGGCTGGAATCCTGTAGGGGGCGCAAGTAGCTTTGATGCCGTGCTGACGCCAAATAGCTTGGTGGCTACGGGGTTTGTCGGTACCGTTGCGGTAGTGATTTCATAAGGAGCCACAATGAAAACATGGATTGCCGATCTGGAGTTGCGTCAGCGCCTGCTGATTGCGTTGATTGCCGTGGATCACTTGGTGCTGGTGCTACTCACACTGGGTAACTGCGCACGGGGCGAAACGATCTCCGCAAGTGCTTGGAGACAAGAGCAAGCTGGCAAGCTGCAAGGGCGCATTGCGCGGCCCGTGATCGACTGGCTGTTCACTTGGGTTGAGCGTGACCATTGCTCACAATCGTGGTTAGCTGAAAAGCACAGGTACCCCACACCCCCACACAAACTCTAAATGCGCGGGGCTTGCACCTAGCAGCGCTAGAAACTACCAAAGTTTAGATTGACAAATTCGTATAACTTGGCACACTGCCATAGTCACTAAAAGGAGCCTACGATGGCATTCACCAAGAAGATGATGGGCAAGGAAGTTGGCGCAGCCTCTGTATATGCAAAGCCTCATACAGGCTCTGTTGCGGGCGTAGACTTGACCAATAACGGCTACCCGCAGACGGGCATTAAAACCACGGGTATCAAGACTCGCGGTAATGGCGCAGCCACAAAGGGCGTGACCGCCCGAGGACCGATGGCGTAACATGGCTATGACCTATACGGAGTTGTGCGCGAATATCGCGGACATTACTCAAAACGAGTACACGGCTGCTGAATACAAGATGTTCACGCAGCAGACTGAACAGCGGATACTCAACTCTGTTCAGCTTCCGTCGCTCCGTAAAACTGCAGCTATTGCCTCTGTTATTGGGAATCAGTTCATCAACGTCCCTACAGATTTCCTGTCCGCGTTCTCCGTTGCGGTAGTAGACCCAACAACTTTAGATTACACATACCTGCTCAATAAGGATGTTAACTTTAT